CCACTGCTGGGTTTACTCCTTCATCTTTTAAGATTGAGGAGCTTGTGGTGACTGTTCTCAATTTGAGGACGTCAACATAGTAATCAAGCTTTCCCTGATTAGGGATCGCTGATCTTTTCGGGGGGGCTCTTAGCCCTTCCTCGATTGCTAGAATGCCCTCACAATATCTGACGGCTTTCCTTCCCCACCCGTGTTTCTCGGGTGAGATTTCAGATCCATACCTGACGAAGGTCTCGGCTTGGATCTTAAGGAGCTCTATTGGGCCCTTAGTCACCATATCGTCTCCGCCGATATGGCAATAGTACCATTTCTCACGATAAGTGATCTCACATCGAGAAAGCTTATCAAGGATTTTGGTAAAGATATCATATGATATTTCCTCTACGCACATATTGAGTAGAGTTAGGATGGGTTTTGCCATAGGCTCCCCCATCATTACTCCCCGTTTGGTGCTTATTAGCTCCGGTCCAGGTAGTAATATGTCCCTTGGACGAATAGAAGACATGACTGCGTCAAAGTAGTCAGTGTTCTCTTCGTCAACAAGGCCATAGCCTCGCACGAATCCATTAACCATGGCTTGCGAGACTTCAAATCTGATGTAGTTGGTAGCACCTACTAGATCAGACGATGCAAGGTAGTCCTCCTCTCGGAAGACTTTACCTTTTAGTCCCTCGTTGGCAGACCAACTGGAACTTGGACGCATGAAGGTTGACCACACAAGTGGATCCACCATCAATGCCTCTTTTAATGAGTGAGCGAGGGGTGACTGTAGCACCCCTACCCACCATGGTGACATGGTCATAATTCTGGCCTTGTCCCCTTTTTCAGGTTTAATCTCGGCTCTTGCCATGATTACCTTCTCAACTAGTGATTGTCTCCAAGCACAGTAAATGGTCTGGATGCCATAGACTTCGTCTAGGCCCCAAACTCTTCCAGGTATGTTGAGATATTTCCTTGGTTCAAGGAATGTTCCCTCTAATACCTGTCTACGCGATTCTTCATCGCGGAAAGCTGTTTTCCATACTGGAATTCCAACTTTATGCTCTACTACCCCGAAAGGGGTTATAAGAGTTTCATCCTCTGTTGGTATCTCTTCGAGATACACTCGGGATCCAGCAAGAACGGCGGCAGCTTGCCCCCCCTTCTTGCGGCTATACTCAAGCTCTCCAGAAGAACTGGCAGAGATATGAGTAGCAAAGGCACTAATAGGTCCCTT